CTACAAGTATCAGGTAAATCTTGTTTAGTTTTAGATACACTTTGTTTCACTAAAGATTGTCCTTTTCCTGGTCGATAGTTATAATAACTATCTCCTAAGTTAACCCACAAAGTTCCATCGTCAGTAAGTATATTTCTTACCTCTCGAAACACACTTACTAAAGATTCAACATACTCCTCTGGGGATTCTTCTAGTCCTATCTGACTATCTTGCCTAACCGCACCACACAAAGGGCATACACTTTTAAAGATATAGTCTCCCACACTCCCCATGTCATCGTGATTTTTATGTCCTGTAATACAATTAGAACCTTGCTTACCTACCTTTCGATGTTTACAATTAGGGTCTCCCCCTATCCAAGTTGCTGTACCATAGTCACGCAATCCGTAGTATGGTGGGGATGTCACACAAGTTCTCGCACTCTGTGGCAAAAATGCACTTAGTGTTTCCTTGCAATCTCCAAATAAAATAGTGTCCTTCATCCGAATGAGTGTAAATTATAATGGGTTCTTATTGGTTTATACTTTGGTGTAGGTTTTACCCTAACCACTTTGTATATCCTGAGTAGTTGTTCTGATTTTAGCATAGATTTAGAAATTTAGGAACTGTTTATCTGCTTGCTGATACAAATATGATAGATTGATTGGTGGTAGTATTGGATTTATAACACCAATATTACACTCTATATAATCTCCATGTTTTAATTCTATCATCGCTCCATCAGCACCCTCTTGGTATAAACTTCTTGCGTGTTCATCTTCTACAACTACAACTCTTCTTGCTGTAAGATCAATAACAAGTAACCAATCAAATGTGCTAATTTGTTTAAAATCTTCGACAGTTTTTGTCTCACTTAAAAATGATTTAACTTTAAACTTTTTAGTTGCATTTGTATCTTTTCTTTTATAAAAAAGATTCTTACCCATCTTGAGTTCGATCTTTTGATCTTCCCACTCAAAGTCATAACCGTTTTGGTCAACTCTGTTAATATCTGAAAACTTATCTAAAGCTTTCTCTACCATAGTTGCTCTTGCAAAGTTGTCTGCATTAGAGGTAAATCCTTTGTCTGAGTATAAGGAATCGACAACTCCAAATACTCTATTCCAATCTACTCTAGTTTGTAATTGTTCAATGAAGTTCATGTGTTTACGATTGAAGTTGCTGCTTCGCCTTTGTTGAATATGGTATCAACAACTGCTTCGACCTTTCTTGCTGTAGTAATACCTACATTTGAATATACTGGAATACATACAAGTCCAAATACTTTGTTTGCATTACCCTTACGAATAACTCTACCGATTGTCTGTGAGATACCTATGTAATCCATTGATCTCATAAACAATACTGCTTCAAGACCATTGACATTGATACCCTCTGAGAGTATGCTGTGATGAAGTACAACAAACTTTTTGTCTGTTCTACCCCACTCATTAAGAGTATCAAAGAATGATTCTCTGTCAACTTTCTCTCCATCAATAACCGCACCTGTCTTAGATGTGATGTACATATAAGAGTAACCACGAATAGCAAGTTGCTTCACAAAGTCTGTCTGTGATACAAGTGCAACAATCTGTCTGGTTGACTTAGCACATATCAATACTTTGTCTTTGTCAAGATTATCAATCGCTTCAACCATTTGCTCATTGTCTCTGTCTGCAACCAACTCATCTTTCCTGAGTATTCTTGATCTATACACTTCAACCTTTGGTGGTAGTATATATCCTTGCTTGACAAGTCTTGGTGCAGGGATTTGACATATCACATTACCATAAGTTTTAGTGAAGTTCATACCTGCTTTCTCAGGTGTGCGAGAGTGCTTTGGTGTTGCTGTAAAGAAGTAGCATCTATCTGCATTTCTTGAGAAGTGTTCAGTAGCAGGGTAAAAGTTTTTCTGTACTGAATTGTGTGCTTCATCAAAGTAGATAGTATCAACTTCAATATCAAGTGAGTCTGATATTCTGTGTAGTGAATGATATGTAGTGAATATAAGTAAGTTCTCTGTGCTATTGTGATACCAGTATTCTAACTCATCTGTCTTTGTTGTACTCTTGTGATGTGTCTCTCCACTATGAACATGAATAACCTCTACATCTGTGATGAACTCTAAGAACTCTGATGATAACTGGTTAGCAAGTAGAATACGAGGTGCAACTACAACAATAGTCTTTGGTAAACTATTCTGTGCAAATCTTCTCTTGGCATCTTCAATCATACACATTGTCTTACCACCACCAGTAGGAACAATAACCTGTCCTTTCCTTTGTAGTCTCATCTTCGCAAGTGCTTCGTTTTGATGTGGTCTTAGTTGCATAGTGTTTTCGTTTGATATACCTATGATAACAGTTTTGTGAGAGGTGTCTCTACTTCTTGTACCAGTTTGATAGGTGTCACATGATCTTCAATCCAGTTCTTTGCCATTTCAAAGTATTCTTCATTGGACTCAATACCAATATACCTTCTGTTTGTATTGATGCAAGAGATACAAGTACTTCCACTACCCATACAATTATCAAGTATAACATCATTCTCATTTGAATATGTTTTTATGAAGTATTCTATCATACCTACTGGTTTTTGTGTAGGATGAAACTTCAATGGATTATCGTTATTAATTACTGGAAACTTTTGTACTGATCTAGGATAACGATCAGTTGTATTTCCATCATTACCAAAGGTTTGAGACAAGTGATTGTAATTTCTTTTCTCTTTTGGTTCGGGTATATTTTTTCTTGGTTTTACTCCACCAAAAGGTTTATGTCCAGTTGTTTTCTGTGGATTATATGTTGGTAACTTACGATAGAATATCAATATATTCTCATGTGCTTTCATTGGCATCTTTTTTGCATTAAGATGTCCTGTTGCCTTATTCTTCTCCCATATCCACTCATATCTAAACTGGTTAGGATTTGACATAATCAACTGTGAAGTGAAAGGTTGTTGTGATGTCAGTACGATTGCACCATTTTCTTTTACAACTCTATTGTATGCACTCCATAGTTTATCAAAGGGTATAACATTATCCCATCTGTTTTGTGTTGTACCATAAGGTAGATCACAAAACACCATGTCTATCGAATTGTCGGATAAGTCCTCCATCACAGAGAGACAATCTCCTAAAAATATCTCACTATCCATTTACAACAAACTCGTCAAGATTTTCTACTATTATATCACAAAATTCATCTTTTGTCTTCTTATTTCTTACATTGTTAATATCAAAGAATATATCCATTATACCTACAAGTTCTCCATACTGTTTTTCCAGTACACCATCTATCTTGGTGCGGTTCTTTGCAGATATGACATCATCAAATCCACCAACACTTCCATCCTTTTTAAATCTAGGTGCAACTCTTGGTAATATACTTACAAATAATATCTTTTCTAAATCTAAATCAGGTGCAAAAGCAAGTCTCGCTGTCTCTCCTATGGTAGTATTCGCATAGTTTTTGATGTTCTTATTGACATTACTATTCATAGCTTTTGCAAGAATACAAACCTTCAAGTTACCTTCATCATCAAAACCTGCGATGTCAATATCAAATGTACCACCAAAGGCATCAAGTGGTAGTTTATATTCAAATCTCCAATTCATTCCTCTCCATTGAGGATTCTTTACAAGTATCTCACTTAATAAAACATCATGTAAATCATCTGTCCTTTTAGATGATCTTACATTTTGAAATGATGTTTGTAAAAATTCTACAAGTTGCATTTGATTTGTTTGATTACTCTTATTATAGCACAAAAAAACCCCCTGCAACAGGAGGTGTGACAGTTTTCCAACTGATCTCTTTAAAAAATATTACAGTTCCTCGAACAAACCATACAGAGTATGTATGTGTTTTTATATTTCTAACTACTCACTAACGACAGTTGCACCTGTCCAACCACCATTTTTACCATCGGTGTTGACGATCTTTGCATCTGCTGTTCCTTTATTAGCATATACTTTTTTCTTTGATACATCATCAGACCAGTGAACTCCACCTGTCCAATATACTGTTTTGCCAGATACTCCTGTCTTTTTTATGTAATAACCCATTTGACTTTTTCTTTTATTTATCTTGTAGTTTTTCTAGTACTGTTTTTGCTTGCATCGGTGCGATGTCATTAAGTCCATTCGCATCAAACCATGGCGCATCTTCCCAACTAAAACCCTCTCCAAATGTATTGTCAGGAGACATCACATACCAATGACACTTTGCGTCAGGTACATCAACTGCACAAACCGCCCAATCATCTGCCCACTGTGGCACTTGTACATACATCACAGGTAGATGATTTGCAAATAATGAGAGAATAAAAGAAAAGATTATCATTTGTCCATGTCCATCATTATATCATTAAATTTATCATCCCAACCATCACTATTTGCAGTCCATTTTTCTAGTGGGCAAGAATCTAGCACAATCTTAGCTTTCATAGGAATATAACACCCACACTCCGCACATTCATTTTCTAATTCCTTATACTTATCACAAGTTTTACATATAGATAATCTTTCTTTATAAATCTCGTCAGAAGCAAATAAAGTTTTCTCGTAGTTTTTTTGGATATAATTTATTAATTCCCACGAGAACTTTGCTAAATTTTTTCCCTTTTCAACTAAATTTGGAGATTGTAAATCGTCAGACATAATATACTTCTACTTGTATTATATAGCACCTTTGACCGTATTCGTATTGTTACCAATCACTGTGAAACCAGTTCCAGAGATAGCATTTCCACCCTGTCCACCTGACCCTGCCGCTGATGTATTACTACCATTTTGACCCCATTCTCCACCTGCACCACCAGTTCCACCATCACCACTACAAGTTCCTGTGCCAGCTATTAATGTAAAACTCGTATCAATACAACTAGGGCAAACACCACTTCCCCCTAATGAACCTGATAGTGAACCTGAGAAATTATTAAATCCTCGACCTGCTCCACCATTACCACCCGATTGAGTTGGTGGGGTATTTGATGTTTCTTCTTTTCTACAAGTTCCTGCTGTTCCATTTTGAACACAAGTATTGTGACAAAATCCCCATGAACACCATCTTTGTAATCGACAACATCCTGTGCCATATGTGTTTATTAAAGTAAATCCAGTAGGGCAAGTAAGAGTACCACCACAGGTTGTAATTGTGGTATCCTTTCGGCAAGTTCCAGCGGCACCTGGTGTGCCATTACCACCAAATTCTCCACCTCCACCTCCACCCCAAAGTCTTCCAGAGGGTTGAATGTCAACAGTTACACGACCACTATTAATACTTAAAGCAGTGCCACCATTTGTACCAGTTACAGAACTGGATGTCCCACCTACTCCACCTGCACCATAGAAATTACCATGAATTTCTAATGTCAAATTAAAAGCAGAAGTTAGGATTTTTGCCGCTGGATCACCAGTATTCGTAGAGGTGTGTGTTCCTCGCATTATAAATTTCTTCTTAATTGTTTTGCTCAGATTATTATTAAACTCTGCAAGTGTACTGATATTAAAGTTTGCGTTGGTGTCAGATGCGTCTTGCTCTACATCATAGAATTTAATCGCACCTCGAAACTGTGATACTTCCCAGTTTGATGCTGTATTAATTGGGGTAGATGCAATCGCAGAGTTCTCTGTTGCATCAGGAACTATCGGGTCTGTGCTGTTTGCAGTATCAATATCTCTCAACAATTCACTCGCACTTATCGACCCAGTTGGATTATTCAATCTAAAAGTATCTCGTAACTGACTAAACTTCATGTTGGTACTATTACTTGGCGCATTCGTACCATTGAAATAAGGACCAGATTTAGTTATAGTTAATCCCATAAAAACTCGTACTTTTTATTATTTATGAATTAAGTCTAGTAATTGCTTGTGTGATATAAATTTTAATTGTTTTTTTAATTCGAGTCCTTCTTCGTAGTGTCTCTTAGATTCACATAGTATTTCCTGTCTGATTTCCTCTGGTTTAGAATTTATAAAATTTTGAATTGATTCTTTATCAAACAACCTAAGACCATCAGCTATTTGAATATAACTATCAGTCAACCACAATTTAAGAATTTTATTTTCAGCAGGTATATCTATAAACTCATCTTTACACAACTTCTCAAATTCCTTAACCCATTTCATTTTATTATTATTCATATATTTCCAAAATTCTGAGTCTTTTCTAGTAGTAACATAATGTAATGCAACAAATTTTATATTGGCATCAATGAAATGTCTATTTTCATTATTTATTCTCTCTCTATCAAAATCTAAATTATTAAGTGATGAACTATAATTTGTAAAAGCACTTAGTTGATTCAGAATCATCTGAGATGCTAATGCTTCTAATGGTTCAACAAATCCACTAGCAAGTCCAACTGCCATGCAATTTCCTATAAAACTATTCTCGTAGTATCCTGATCTAAATTTGATTGTTTTATCATTTTTTAAATTAACATTATGATTTTTTATTAACCAATCATTATATTTTTCCTTTGCCTCTTCATCAGATAAAAATTTTGATGAATATAGGTATCCTGTTCTAATTTTATCAGCAACAGGTATAGCCCAAATCCACCCATTATCAGTTGCTTCTGCTAATGTATGAGAAGGTATCTCATTATCTTTATTATCAATTTCTTGTGATAATGCTTTATCTAATGGTAAATATTTTTTTATATCATGCCATTCTGGATTTAAATGTTTAAATATTGTAGATTCAAATCCTGATGCATCAATATAATAATCTGCTTCTACAATACCACTATTCTTACATTCTATATTTTCGATTTTATTACATTCACTATTGACTCTAACTCTCGTAACAACATCATCAACAAGATTAATTTCCCCCTCCATTTTTTTAAAAACAAAGTCTGAAAATTCTTGTGTGTCTATGTGCAATCCAAGTTCTTCCCACTCATCAAAAGGTTTGTCTTGTACGGTGTTAGTTGCATTACAGGAATTTACTCCACCATTATATGAATCATTTAATATGGCATATGGTGAACTACAATTTAGATATTTGGGAACTTCTGCGAAACCATGAAAAAAGCTAGTATCAGGAATCCAATTTTTAAAATTGATACCCATTTTAAGAGTTACCATAGGTAATTCTTGTATAATTTCTTCTGTTGTAAGACCTAGACTTTTTAAAAAATACAATATACCTGGTGCTGTACTCTCACCTACACCAATAATTTTTTTACTTTTATCGAAGTAAACAGAAACATCAACTTCATTTCCCCAATGTTTTTTAATAATCGCAGCAGAAATCGCACCAGCTGTTCCTGCACCAACAATTACAAATTTTTTCATTTAAAAATTATGTGTCAATATCAACAGTTGAACCTGCATTGAATTTTATAGAGTTTCCAGTTCCAGAACTAATAGAAGCACCAATACCATCTGCATTTTGATTACCAGTTACATTTGTGCCAATAATTCTAATGTTACTATGAGTATTACCATTAATTAGAACTCCTCTACCCTGATTTCCAGTTCCAGATAATTCAGCAGTATTACCACCAATCTTACCACCTGAGATATAGATATTGTTTACATTTGTTCCAATAAAAATACCATGATTGGTTCCAGAACTATTTCTACTATTTCCACCAATCGCTGGATTTACAATGCTACAATTATTAATAGTGTTGGTATCTATTAATATTCCATGTCCGACATTATCTCGAACATTTGGATTTGTTATATTAACTGAGGAATTTTGATTGGAAAGAATGTTAATACCATGACTACCATTAGTGCAAGAAAAACAATTATCAATTGTTATAAAATTACCAGTTCCATTTAAACTAAATCCATCAGAGTCTGCTCTCTCTGCCTCAGAGTTTTGGAAATATAAGAAATCACCATCCCAAGAACTATCTGTGTAGAATGATCTCTTTAATCTAATTGCAGATGTATTTGTTACATAAACTGTTGAAACTGTGTTGTATATTGAGATACCATCAATAGCACTATTAATTGCTGAACCATCTGGTGATCCGTCAATAACACAATCTTGAATACGAATTTGGTCAATGACTTCACCTCCGTTTTCATTTAATCCAATACAAGCACCACCACCCTTATTTGATGGAACGTTTCTAAACCTACATCCTTTAATTATGGAATCACTTAATCCCTTAAATGTAATACAATTAGCAATACCATGAAATACACAATTCTCAATCAAATATCCTTGACAACCTGCATTTGCTAGAACATGAATCGCACCGTTACCACCACTTATACCACCATTTCCAGTATTATTACTTGCAGCACCACCTTTAAATGTTATTCCTGAGAAGTGAATAGCACGAGAGTTTGTTATATTAAAGAACTCATCATCTTGATCTCTTCTTAAAACACTACCACCTGTATCAATACCCACAGAGCCACCATAATGTTGCTGTCCAGCACCTACAAATCTTATTGAATTTTCATTCTGATCAAAATTTAAGTCAATCGCAGCGTTAAGATAGTACATACCACAAGGGATATAAACTGTTCCACCACAAGTCGCTGGGTTGGAGACCAGTGCAGCAATTGCATTGTTTATCGCAGTTACATTTGTACCATCAGTCGCACTTGGATCAGCACCATAATCAGCAATATTTACGAATCCATCTCCAACACCAGAATTTTTTAATTCAAGTGCGTTGCCAGCAGAGTTAACTCTTAAATACTTTCTCGCAGTAAGTGAACCAGGTGTATCAGATAATCCTGTAAATGTAGAGCTACCTCCACCACCACTACCAAGAGAAGTCCAAGTTGTACCATCAAAATTTTGTAACTTATTTAAACTTGAATTATATACTATTCCACCTGCGACTGTCGTTAATCCAACTCTCTCAGCATTTGTGACAATCGGTGGTAACATAAATCTAGCAGTTGATATTCCTGGATTCAATGCTGATCCATCTCCCTTACCTGCATCACTAAAATCAATAATAGCTTTAGTGTTTGTGCTTCCCATACTTAAAGTGACTTCACCACTCGTACTAATATCTGTTCTCCTAATATAAACAGATGAAGAATTTATACCAACTTTACAACTAAACAGGTGAAGACCATTTGAGGTATCATTACCACCACCACCAACACCATATCCAACAACTCCCATATTTTCTGTGGGAGATGCGGTAGTTCCAATACCAATGTAATCAATCTCTGCCTTAGATGCTATTTTTACAGCAAAAGTTGTATCAATTATTGCTCCAGTTTCAACTCCTACTTTATTGACAAAAAGATTAGATGTTTCAGCAAAAAGATCTTGATTAAATTTAGTTGTTCCACCAATCGCAATGTTATTGAATGTTGAAATTCCTGAGTTAACTTCAATATTACTTCCACCTATGAGTGATGGCAATGAAATATCACCTGTTAAATTAATGTCACCTGCAACATCTAAATCACCACCAACACCAAAATTACTTGTTACAGTTGATGTACCTACAACTTCAAGATTGAAGTCAGGATTTGTTTTACCAACGCCAACTTTACCTTCATGTGTTAATGATAATAGTTCTGCATTACTCTGCCCATATATCCATGAGAATCTACCAGTCTGAATACCTGTGCTAGTACCTGCATGAATGAATGTATTAACAGAACCAGG